TGGTTCTCCTAAAGACTTGGGAAGATTTGCAGGTGAACTTGCAGGTAGTACAATTTCTTCTGGTATTGGTATTGCGGCTTCCGCTTTTATTGTTTCTGGGATCGACCTAACTCGTAAAACTCGTCGCGCTGCAGCGACCATCTCTCTTTATATGCCAGATACAGTAACTCAACAATTGGTGAATGATTACGATCAAGTGAGTTTGACGCAGGCATTAGGTAAGGCTGGTTTGGGAGCTCAAGTTGGCAGTGATATTTTAGGTGGAACTGAAAGTTCAGTTATGGCAGGATTGGGCGCGACACGAGGAACTGGAACTGGTGCTGAGGCTGCAGGTTTAATTGCTGAGAAAACTGGGAATTTTGGTGCAGGCATAACGGATGTTTTATTATTCTCTGCTGGGTTGGCATTGAATCCTCAGGTTGAATTATTGTTCAAGAATATTCAAAATAGAGAATTTTTGTTTGATTTCAAGTTTGCTCCAAGAAACGCAAAAGAAGCAGAGGCTATTCGAGAGATTATAAAGAAATTTAGATTCTTCGCTGCTCCAGAAATCCCATCTAATGGTCGTGGAAGATACTTTATCCCACCATCAGAATTTGATATTGAATTTATGGTAGGTCCATATAGAAACACAAATTTGCCTAGATTATCAACTTGCGTATTGCAAGGTATCGACGTAAACTATGGAAGTGCTGGCCAATGGACTGCATTCAAAGATGGTATGCCAGTGGAAATTAGCATGCAGCTTCGATTCAAAGAAGTCGAAATTATGCACAAGAAACTTATCGACGAAGGTTACTAATGAAGTATTTCGAGTCATTCCCAAAAACATTATATACCTTTGACAAAAACACAATCAATGTCAATGTAGTAACAAACATTTTTGCAAGAAATAACTTCCTCAAAGAAGTTGCGAATAATGTAGAACTCTCTTATGAGTATCTAATTGTTGATGAAGATACACCTGACACTTTAGCGCACAAAGCATATGGCGATCCATATAGAAGTTGGATTATTCTATTGTTCAATAACATAATAAATCCACACTATGATTGGCCATTGCGCGTAGCAGTGTTAGATAAGTATATTCAAAATAAGTATTCTATGACTCTACAAGAAACACAAACAACTGTTCATCATTATGAAAGAGAAATCAAAACTACTTCCGCGTATGCTGGTGTTATTCTAAATGAGACAATCGAATCTTCTAGAATCAGTGAATACTCTGTAAATTATACAACAAATGCGATCGCTAATCAAACTGTCTCTCTTCCAACGGAAGCAGATTCTTCTTTGATCATTTCTAGTGAGACAGCCACATATCCGACATATACTGTAACAATTTTGAAAAAGAATAAAGCAGTTTCTATCTATACTTATGAACAAGAAGAAAACGAAAAGAGAAGAAAAATTAGACTCCTTGATCCAATCTATCTTGATAGAGTTGAGAATGAATTTAGGCAATTGATGACAAATGGCTGAAGAATATCTGAACAATTCATCAGATGGAGTATTTGGTTCTAAGGATTTCAAATTCAATTCCTTGGAACTTATCAACTCAGGTGGACAAAGCCTTGATCTGAGACAGATATATGTTGAAATGCAAATTTTTCAAGACATATATGCAAGTGTTATGTATGGAGAGATTTTGATCAATGATGGTAACGATGTATTCAGCAACTTTTATCTTGTTGGTAACGAGTATCTGAGAGTCAGCGTTGATAAGCCAGGATTGTCTAGACCGTTCGAAAGAACATTTAGAATTTTCAAAACATCATCTCGTTCTCCCAGCACAGATTCTGGACAAACATATAAATTGCATTTTTGCTCAGATGAGATGATCACGTCTCAGCAATTGCTTGTAAGTAAGGCGTATAAATCAACAAAAATCAAGAATGTTGTTTCTGACATCCTAACTCAAGAACTCAAGGTTGATGCGACTAGAATTGCATCGCTGGAAGATACTTCTGGAAATTTCGATTTTATTATTCCAAATTATCGTCCACTTGAAGCCATTCAATGGGCGACAGCAAGAGGATATGATCAAAAGAAGTTCTGTTATTTCTTTTTCGAAAATAAGAATGGTTTCAATTTGACTTCTCTTCAAACTCTTATCAAACAAAAACCGTATAAGACATTGAGATATGAAATCAAGAATTCAGAGAGAGATCCTGCTAATAATAAAGACTCTATCGATAATCTAGATATTCTAAATGATTTTGATATGCTCACATCGATCTCTAATGGAGCATTTTCTTCAAGACTTATGTTGGTTGATCTATTCAATCAGAGTTATGATTTTGCAGATTACAATCTAAACATTGCAGAATCCCAAGGTAATTTGATAAACAAATTCAAACCTGTGAACACATTCAAGAATGCTAAAGATCAAACGCTTTTTGATTCTAAAGAATCATTTTTTAGAACATATCTTTCAATCAATGACACAGTGTCAGAAAAGAGTAACGACGTAAAGTATTGGTTGTTGCCAAGAGCAATGCATATGGTTATGCTCAATCATTTCAAAATCAAAGTTATAATTCCTGGAGATATTGAACTCAAGGCTGGTGACGTTGTGAATTACGAATTTCCAATGTTCGAGTCCGCAAATCAATCAAGTAAAAAATTAGATAAAAAGAGAACTGGTAAATATCTAGTCACTTCTGTGAATCATAAATTTACAGAAGATATGTTTGAATCAATTGCAGAATTAGTATCTGATTCTTATGCTGAAGAAGTTCCAGGCGCAAAAGAAGGCTTGAATAGATTATCAAAGAAGGGTAAGTGATGCCAGGAGCAAAGAAAAATTTTATCGGACTTGAGGGATTTATCTGGTGGATTGGGATCGTAGAAGATCGCAATGATCCAGAGCAGCTTGGTCGTGTCCGCGTGCGTTGCTTTGGTTGGCACACGGAAGATAAAATCAAAATCCCAACTGATACGCTTCCTTGGGCACATCCTGTAATTCCAGTAAACAATCCAAATAGTTATACGCCAAAAGAAGGTGATATGGTTTTTGGGTTTTTTATTGACGGTGATAGTGCGCAGAACCCAGCAATTATGGGGGTTTTGCCAGGAAAGCCAGACAAGAAACCAAACTATCAAAAAGGATTTAGCGATCCTGGAACAACACTCAGCGTTCGCCCTAAAAAGCCAGACGATTCAGCAGAACAATATCCAAAAAACAAGTACATAAAAGAGCCAACCGTAAATCGATTGGCTCGTGGTAAGTCAGATGGTACTGTGATCGCAACAAGAAAGAAAAACCAGAAAAAGAATATTCAATCTGCTGGTGGCGTATCTTGGAGCGAACCAAATCCTGCATATGCACCGAAGTATCCATATAATAATGCGCTCGAAACAGAATCAGGTCACGCATTAGAATTTGATGATACTCCAGGAAAAGAGCGTATACACTGGGCTCATAGAAATGGTTCTTATATTGAAGTAGACACAAACGGAAACAGAGTTGAGCGAATACAGAAAGATCACTACACTGTAGTGATGGGTTCGGATTATGTTTATATCGATGGCAAGTGTTCTGTGACAGTAGGTGGAGATTGTAATTTAAAAGTCGGTGGAAACATGAATATCGAAGTCGCTGGAAACTATAATCTTTCAGTAACTGGTGATGTTCGAATTAAGAGCAAAAAGAACTTTACTGAATCAACCTCAGATATGAACATTAATGCTCTCGGTGTTGCAAATCTAACTGCGAATAAGAAACTCAGTCTCAAGGGTGAGACAGCAGCGCTGCAGGGTGATGTTGTTGATATTCCAGCAGCACAAATTAATATGCAATCTGGATCTGCAACGTCTGCTTCTGGTGCTGGACTCACAGGTGGTGGATCTGCAGCATCAGCTGAAGATGCAGCGATTGCCGCAAATACAAATGCAGAATTGGCATCATCAAATTCTGTACCTAGTTTGGAAGAAGTCACGATTACTGCGCAGAAAATTCCTACAGAAGGCTTATCAATTGGTAAGGCTCTTGAGGGTATCACATCTACAGTCAGCAATGTATTCAATAAACTTAATGATGCTGCAAATAGCCTCGGTCAAGATTTGATTGGCAAGTCTCCTCTGGGAGAATTGACGCAAAAGGTCGCAAATTTCGAAGCAAGCATTAATGAGAAGAAAGGTGAGATTCTAGGATTTAAAGATAATCTGAAGAATACACTTTATGCCAAGATCGATGATGTTGCTATAAAAGCAGCTGCGAAGAATATCGATTTCAATGTCGATTCTCAATTGCAGGCTGATATCGATAAAACTTTAAAATCAGCTGCAGCTATTACAACAACTATCGGTAAAAGAATATTCCCTAAAACAGAAACTTTAGAAGAAGTTCAAATCACTGCTCAAAGAACTTCAAGCAATTCTAGTGGATCTGCCTGATGTCTATTGCTATATCTGTGCCATGTGATGGAACTTTGCTGCCAACCAAAGCAGCTCTCACAAGTCTGTTTGTTCAAATTGCTAATTTACCATCACAGTTAACTGTAGAAGTAGAAAGAATTAAACGGCAGCTTGCAGAAGAAATTAGAGACGAGGTTAGACAAGAACTATTGAAAAGAATTGCTCCCATAGAAAGCGCAATCGAAAGCGTCAAGTCTGTGATTGCGTCTTTAGAAAAGGTTCTTGGCAATTTTCCCATTTCTCTATCTAAACCCGTCTATAAGGGTGTGAGCATTCCTGATAAAGAGTGGGAGAGAAGAATAACTGCGTTGTGTCAAGAGTTTCATCTTTATGTTCAGGCTAAACTTCTTGAAATCATCAATTCGGTTCTTCCAGTATCATTCTCTATTCCTGTCTTGGGAATCTCGATTGACATTGTCCAGTTATTCGCAAGCCCATCCTATCGGGCTTCACTGAAGGCTCAGATTGCAGAACAGGTTGATTCTCTTTTCGGAATACTTCCTGAAGTTTATCAATTCTATGATGGTGTTCGATATGGAGTAAACTCTATCGCGATCAGAGCAGAGATTATCTTTTCTTATATTATGGCGAAACTCCAAAATGGAGCAATGGCTTTAATACATGGAGCGATCGGTGGATTAATCAGTAAGTTCAAAACCATATGGGACACTCTTGGGCTTCCTAGCCTTCCTGCTCTCCTCACACTAGATATTGGAGCAATTATAGAAGCAAAAATCGCCTCTTTGGTGGAGAGTTTGAAGAATGCTCCAGCCAAACTGAAAAATGAAATTCGAAAGCAGATTATATCTGCAATAGAGAGTATATCTGTATTCGGATTTAGTCTTGCCTCGATAATCGGTGGAGAGATAAAGGACTTTGTCATTAGCCTTGAAGAGAAGATACATCGATATGTCGAGGCTCTACAGAACTTTGCAGAGCAGTGGCCAATGTATCTTCTTAAGAAGTATATGGCTAAAATCAACAAATTTTTTAAACTAATCGGCTTGGGAGCATTGTTCCAGTGGTTTACGTTTGATTTTTGTAAATTTTTAAAACTAGTCGGAGTTCCAACCTCAATCAGTTTAGATGTTTCGGTTAGTTTGCAAACTGGCGTTACAACAAATTTAGAATCCAGCTACACCGATCCATATCCTGGAGTGACTGGCGAACTCCCAGATCCAGCATAAATAATACATAATTCCACGAGTTGCAGAAAAGAATGTCATTAATCGCTAGAAAATTCTCCGATTTTGATCTAGACTTCACGGCTCACCCTGTGACGAAAGATATTTCGAAGAAACTCAACGAGAACGCGATTGCACAATCAATTCGAAACCTTCTTCTCACAGGTCACTATGAAAGACCATTCAAACCAGAACTTGGATCAAACCTAAGAAAGTTTCTATTTGAGCCAATTGACAATATCACAACTTCGTTGATCCAAGATGCAATCTTTCAAACTCTAAAGAACTATGAGCCAAGAATTGAGATTCAAGAAATTACTGCGGCTCCAAATTACGACGAAGATCGATATGATATAACATTATCTTTCTTTGTTCGTAATACAATTGAACCTATAACTGTAACATTCTTTTTAGAACGAGTACGCTAAATGGCCAATTCAGATGCAAAACTCAAAGTCGCAGAACTAGACTTTGATAAAATTCGAGATAATCTAAAGCAATATCTAAAGTCACAGTCAGAGTTCAGCGATTATAATTTTGAAGGATCAGGCATGTCTGTGCTTCTTGATCTTCTTTCATATAATACTCATTATATGGGATATTATTTGAATATGGTTGCTAATGAGATGTTTATTGATACTGCACTCACTCGTCAGTCTGTTGTGTCTCATGCTAAACTTCTTGGATATACTCCTCGCTCTAGAGTTGCTGCTCGCGCTGCAGTTGATTTGTTGATCACTCCAGTTCCGAATGATTCAAACTCTAGAGTTCTAATTCCTAGATTTACTCGTTTTGTTTCTGAGACAAAAGATGGTGCAAATTATATTTTTGTGACGCCATCAAGTAGAGTTGCAACTAAAAATTCTTCGACAGGATTATTTGAACTTGAAAACTTGGAATTAAAGGAAGGACAACCAACTGGTTTTACTTTCACATACGACGCTCAAACGAATCCAAAACAATATTTCGAAATCCCTGATTCAAACATCGACACTTCTACACTACAAGTTTCAGTGCAAGTATCAGCAGAAAATGCAAATCAAGAAACATATATTCTCTCAGAAGATGCAACAAATGTTGATAGTGATGCTCGAGTCTTTTATCTTGAGGAAAATAAGAACGGCAAGTATCAAATCTATTTTGGTGATGGTGTAATTGGAAAACAACTCACTGATGGAAACATTGTAGTTTTATCATATATTGTTACTAGTGGTGTGAATGCAAATGGATTAAGAACTTTTAAACTTTTAGACACACTACTGGCAGGAAATACATCAACTGCAATAACTCTTGTAAATGAATCATCTTCTGGAGCCGCAGCAGAAACTATCGATAAGATTCGCTTTACTGCTCCAAAGGCATACATTTCTCAAAATCGTGCTGTAACAAAGAACGATTATATTGCATTGATCAATCGCGATTATCCATATTTTGATGCAGTCAATGTATGGGGTGGTGAGGAAGTGAATCCTCCTGTATATGGAAAGGTATTCTTCTCAGCAAAGCCACTTGGTGGATATGAGATTACTGCAACTGAAATTGAACATGTCAAAACAAATATTCTAAAGCCATTCAGTGTTCTTACTGTGACACCAGAATATGTTCCAGCTGATTATAACTATGTGAATGTGCGCGCTGAAGTTTGGTATGATCCAACAAAAACCAATAAAACTTCTTCTGAGGTCAACGCTGCAGTTATTGCTGCAATTCGCGGTTTTGCATCAACAAATCTAAACAGTTTCAATTCTATCTTTAGAGTTTCTCAGATTTCTAGAGCTGTTGATGACTGCGACAATTCAATTGTCAGCAATGATATCTTCATCTCTCTCGAGAAACGTTTCTTTGCTGATAGCACGAAACGTCTATCTTATACACTTGATTTCAATACTGAACTGATCCAAGGAACAGCGAGTGATCATATACAAATTGCTCCATCATTCAAATACTATGATGATACTGGTGTCTTGAGAGATTGCTATATCGAAGAAGTTATCCAATCATACACTGGAGTTGATGACATTTCTGTTCTTGCTCCAGGTAGTGGGTATACAACAACACCTGAAGTAATCATCGAAGGTGATGGACAAGGCGCAACAGCTGAAGCACTGATTGTAAATGGACAAATAAAGAAAATTGTGGTCACAAATACTGGTTCTGATTATACATCAGCAAGCGCAAGAGTTGTTGGTGGTGGTGGAATTGGCGCTCTACTTGATGTAAACCTTCAGGGAAGAACTGGTCGTCTAAAGAGCTATTACTTTGACGAAGTTTCTCCAGTAAAGAAAACAATTGATGCAAATATCGGTGTCATTGATTATAAAACAGGTATTGTGAAAATCAACAATTTCCAACCTGTTTCTGTATCTGATCCGTTTGGAACTCTAGTCGTTCATGCAATACCAGCAAGAAAAGTATTCTCATCGTCACAAAA